AACAAGCTGAAAATAGAAACACAGTTCAATTTGAATTAGTAAGCAGACTAGACCAACAGAATAAAAATTTACCAAAAAGACAAGTTACCAGAAATGAGTTTCCTAGCGTAGGGAGTTTTATAAATTAATGACTGAAACTTGGAAAAAATTTGCTTTTGCTCATGCTAGAAAATGTCAGCCAGAAGAATGTTGCGGTATGTTGATTAAAAAGCAAGACAATATTATATATGGTCCATGTAGAAATTTAGCAAAACATGATGCTGAAATGTCTTTTGTTATTGACCCAAATGATTGGGCTGATTATGAAGATCAAGGTGAGGTTGTTGGAATTGTACATAGCCATCCAAATGGAGACTTCGAATTTAGTGAAACAGATATAGCAAGTTGCAATCATTTAGATGTAGATTTTTATTTGGTCTGTCCTGAAACAGAACAAGTTATTTCTATCAAGCCAAAAAACTAATGCTTAAAAAAATTAAAGTTTACGGAAGATTAAGAAAATTTGTAGGCGAATCAGTTTTAGAAGCTGATGTAAACAGTCCATTAGAAGCTATAAGTTTTTTACATTGTAATTTCAAAGGATTAGAAAAACACATGGCCGATCAGCATTATCAAATAAACTGCGGTGATTTACAAGTTACCGATGAATTATTGAATATAAAAACTGATTCTGATATACAAATAATACCTGTTGCTCATGGTAATTTTTTACCGATTTTATTAGGTGCAGGTGCATTATTTGGAGCTAGTGCAATTACTGCAGGTACGTTTTTAGGCAGTACATTATTGGTTAATGCTTTAACTGCAATTGGAACCAGTATGCTTATAGATGGTGTTACTCAATTAATTGCGCCTCAACAACAAAATCAAGTAGGACCAAGTCAAATGGACCAAACAGATCCGGCTGCTTACGCTGCAAACTATTCATTTACTGGGCTGACAAACGTTAGCAGAGCAGGTGTTCCGGTTAATTTAGTTTATGGTGAAATATTTGTTGGCTCGATTACTATTTCTAATGGTGTTGATACAGTACAAGTGGAGGGCAGTAACGAATGAGCATTAAAGAATTTGATGAAAGTTCTATCATCATTAACCCAGACTTGCCATCAGATGCACTGTCAAGTAAACAATTTAACACCATTCTTGAAATCATATCTGAGGGTGAAATTGAAGGCTTTGCTACTCCTTCAAAAAGAGGTATAGCATCAACAAATGCTGCTTACAAAACAGCAGCATTAACTGATATTTTTTTAAATCAAACTCCAATATTAAACGTAAGTACTGCGTTAACAGATTCAGAGTTTCTTGCAAAGGTACAGAATCCAGATGATTCTGACTTCAATTACAAAAATGTTGGCTTTGATTTTAGACTTGGAACTGCAAACCAAACATTTATTCAAGGTATAAAAAACACAGAAACAGAAATAAGTGCAGGTTTAGGTACCACTGTTACAACCTCAAACCCTGTAACTCATACTGTTTCTGCAAGTAATATAAATGCAGTTCGTGTTACTTTAAGGTTTCCTAGTTTACAAAAATTTGAAAGTGATGGAGATATTACTGGTGCTGAAGTTCAATTAAAAATTAAAACAATAGAAAACAATGGGACTACAAAAACAGCAATAGATGACACAGTCAAAGGAAGGTCTACCAATGCTTATTTTAGAGATTACATAGTTAATTTTTCTTCATCAACTTCATATCCAGTTCAAGTAAGAGTTGAAAGAGTTACTGCAGATAGCACAGACCCAAAATTAATAAATGCTTTTTCTTTTCATACTGCCACAAATATTATTTTTCAACAAAACACATATCCAAACACTGCTTTGTCTGCATTGCGTTTAAATTCTGAACAGTTTCCTAGAATACCTAATAGAAGATTTAGATTAAGAGGTATAAAAGTTGAAATACCAAGTAATGCAACTGTAAGATCTGATGGTTCACTACAATATACAGGGACTTGGAACGGTACATTTAAAACAGATAAAGCATGGACTAGCGACCCTGCTTGGATTTTGTATGACCTGTTACGTAATGATAGATATGGCTGTTCAATACCTGCTGACAATATAAATAAATTTACTTTTAAAACTGCTAGTGAATATTCAAGTACTCAAATTGATGATGGAGATGGAAATACTGAGGCTAGATTTTCTTGCAATGTAAATATCACACAATCACAAGACGCTTTTAAATTAATAAATCAACTTTGTTCTGTAATGCAGGTAATGCCATTTTATAGTGCTGACAAAATTTCAATAAGCCAAGATGCACCTGCTGAACCAATGTTTTTGTTTAATAGGTCAAATGTAACTGAAGAAGGTTTTTTATATGCAGGGTCAAGTTTAAAAACTAGAAATACTGTAATAAATGTTTCTTATTTTGACATGGTTACACAAGACATAGATGTCGAAACAGTTGAGGCAGATAGTGCTACACAAACAAAGTATGGTGTTGTAATAAAAAATATTAATGCCTTTGCTTGCACTTCAAGAGGGCAAGCTAGAAGATTAGGTAGATGGTTTTTATACAATGAACAAAATAGTGGAGAAACTTGCACTTTTACTACAACTATTGATGCAGGTGTAAGCGTGAGATGTGGTCATATTATTGAAATTTCTGACCCTGTAAAAGCAGGTGTAAGAAGAGGAGGCAGAATTAAAAGTGCAACAAATAGAATAATAACTTTGGATGATTTTTCAAATACAGATATTCCACTTATAACTGCAAATCCTACCATATCTGTTATGTTGCCAGATAATACTTTGGAAACAAAAAACATAGACAGTATTACTGATAATGTGATTACAGTTAGTGGTACATTTAGCGCAACCCCTAATGCCAATGCTGTCTATATTCTTGAAACTTCTACACTTGAAACTACAAAATGGAGAGTTATTAGTGTTAAAGAAAATGATAATTCTACTTTTTCTATAACTGCCCTTTCACATGAAAATGAAAAATATGATTTTGTAGAAGATGGTTCACCATTGCCAGTAAGAAGTATAAACACGTTATCAGAAGTTAAACCACCTCCAACAGGATTACGAGCAGAAGAACAAATTGTAGAAATTAATAACCGTGCTGTTACAAAGATATTTTTGGATTGGCAAAATGTTAGTGGTGCAAGTAAATATCGAGTTTATTACAGATATGAGAATGGCGATTTTACACAAATAGAAACAACGTCAAGTAATTTAGAAATACTTAATACAAAAGAAGGTGCATATGAATTTAAAGTTTATAGTTATAACGCTTTAGCTCAACCATCTGCAAACCCTTCCACACTTGAATTTACAGCCGAGGGTCAAACAGCTTTGCCTTCAGATGTTCAAAATTTAACTTTAGAACCAGTTGATGAAAACCAAGTCATTTTACGTTGGTCACAAACAACAGATATAGATGTGAAATTCGGAGGACAAGTTTATATACGGCATAGTCCAAGAACTGATGGTTCTGGTTCTTTTACAAACTCAACAGATTTAATTGAAGCGTTACCCGGAAATAGTACTGAAGCAAGAGTTGCAGCAAAAGCAGGTGAATATGTTTTAAAATTTCGTGATCTTGGTGGCAGATTTAGTTCAGGTGAAGCAAGTGTTATCCTTACAGTACCTAGTTTAAATGAAAAATTAACACTGCCTCAAATAAGAGAACAAACTGCTTTTAGTGGTAGTAAAACAAATACAACAGTTTCTGCAAATAAATTATCTTTAACAAATCCCGCAACAAATCTGACTGGCTCATACACTTTTAATACTCTTTATGATCTTGAAGGTGTATTTTCTTTAAAAATAAATTCTCATGTAATTTCTGTATCTGAAAATGTGTCAAATTTATTTGATGCTGTACAGAATGTAGATGCTTTGGCAAATTTTGATGGCGACCCTGCAAATAAAGTTAACGCAGCTTTATCTGTCGAGACAAGTTCAGATGCGGTATCTTTTGGAACTCCTCAAAAATTTCAAAGCGGTACATTTAGAGCAAGAGCTTTTCGATTTACAACGCAATTAGAGTCAACAGATGTTAATGAAAATATTTTTATAAGTGAACTTGGAGTAGATGGTTTTTTAGAAGCAAGAACAGAGCAAAGTACAACTGTAATAACAAGTGGTGCAGGTGCTAAAGTTGTACCTTTCAGCGCACCGTTTTTTACAGGTACAACTGCTATTGGTGGCAGTACATCAGCTTATTTGCCGAGTATTGGTATAACCGCACAAAACATGGCAAGTGGTGACTACTTTGTCGTATCAGGTGTTACAGGCAGCCAATTTACAGTAACATTTAAAAATAGTTCAAATACTCCTATTAGTAGAAACTTTAGTTATCAAGCGGTAGGATATGGTCGTGGAGGCTAAAAATTAAATGGCTAGAGTAAATTCAAACAATAAAGAAACAGCAAGCAATTATAGTCCAGATAATGGTACTGGTGCTCAAGTAAGAGGTGCAATAAAAGACGTACTTGAATCTTTACGCACGATTAATAGTGCTTCAGGAGATCCTTCAGGTTCAGCAAATTTGGCAGCCTATCAGCCTCACATTGATATTGATACTAATTTATTAAAAATAAGAAATGCCGGCAACTCAGGATTTGTAACATTAGGAAATGTAAGCCAGACAAATTTAGGGCTTTTACCTCTTACTGGCGGTACAATGACAGGTGTTCTTGGTTTATCAAATGCTTCAGCATCTGCACCTTCAGTACATTTTGGAGATAGCACTACTGGTTTTTTTAGAAAAGGTAGTAATCAAATAGGTTTAACTTTTGGTGGTACAGAAAAATCATTTTTTGATCAAAACGGTTTAACATTGCAAGCACAAACTGATTTAAGATTTGCAGATTCTGATAGTTCACATTATGTAGGTTTTCAAGCACCTGCAACAGTTGGTACAAGTTTAACTTGGACATTACCTGCAACTGATGCTGCAGTATCAGGTTATGCATTAGTATCAAATGCAAGTGGAGTTTTAAGTTGGGCTGCTGCTGGTGGGGGCGCTGTTGGAAATGGTGATGCAGCTTTTTGGGAAAATGATCAAACAATTACAGGAGATTATACAATTACAAATAATAAAAATGCTGGCAGCTTTGGTCCTATTACTATACAATC